CGTGGGTTGTTCTTGACTGTATTTTCTGGAGAGTGAATATGGAACAGCAGCTTACGCGGCATGAGGCTGAAGAACTTCACAATATCGGATGTCATGGAGTTCTATGGCCAGGAGATACGATCTCGCAGCAAATACTCTAGTGGAGAAGGGGCTGGTGGTGAGGATGGGTGGTTCGTTCCTTGATAGATCGCTCATCAGAACTAACGCTAGTTTCTTATCACTTGGAGAGGATTGCTGAGGTTCTGAAAGATGACTAAGGCAGATAGAAAATACAATAAGATTGTACGGAGACGATACAAAAGAGAACCAGTACAAATGGAGCCTCCTGGTAAGATCGAAATCACCTTAGAAATGACAGAAATGGAACGACATGATGCTGAAGCTCACAATAAAGCACTCCAAGTACTATTAGAGAGGGATAACGTTAATCATTGGAAAAGTATCTATAATCCTAATAATTTAAAATTATGAAAATTTGTTAAATATGGATATAGGAAGATTTATGGAGCAGAAAATTTATGAAGCAGAAAATAAGGTTTATTAAAACCATCTAGAGAAAATATATAAAAGTTGAACCGGAGTGAATTATGCCACTTCAATGGCAGATTTGGGACCGTATTCGGGCATTTGCTCGCAAGGCTAATATTTATAGAACTGACAATATTTATCAAGACCAAGGAATACTTGATAGAATTATTGCTGGTGGTGATTTTATTAATTTAGCTAATCAGGGATCATTATTAGAACAGACAAATCTTCAGATTAATAGACTAGAGCGCTATAAAGACTATGATATGATGGATGAAACAGGAGAAATAACGCTAGCGCTTGATATGTACTCAGATGAATCAAGTCTTGTGGATAGCGAGCGTAAGCATTCTGTAATAGTAAGAGCCAAAAATAAGCGCCTAAAAGAGACGATTGAAGACTTCTTATACAACACCATTCTTATAGATCGTGAAATTAGACCAATAATTAGATACTTATGTAAGTATGGTGATTTTCCAGCTGAAATTATTCCAACTGCCAATCGAGATGGTGTTTCTTCATTTCGATTTATGAATGTTTATAACTTCACGCGGGTGCAGACCAAATTCGGTGATTTAATTGGCTTCTATTACCAGGACCCAGGTTCAGGTGGTCCTATTTTCCTTCATCCGTGGCAAGCCATCCATATGCGCCTGACCACATTCGAGTCTCAATACCATCCTTATGGTCGCAGTGTGTTAGATGGTGGTCGTAAGGACTTCAAACGACTGAGATTGATGGAAGATGCAGCTCTGATCTATAGAATCACTAGGGCGCCTGAAAAGCGGATTTTCAGTATTCCAGTTGGTAACCTAGCTCCTCAACAAGTTCCGCAATATATTGAGTTGATCGCCAGGCAAATGAAAAAATATAAATTCGTTGATCCAGCTACTGGTCAAGTTAATGAGCGCTATTCACCACTCATACAAGAAGACGATTTCTGGCTTCCAAAACGTAGCGATGGGACTGGTCCTACGGTCGATACCTTGCCTGGTGCTGAAAATCTGGATGCCATTGCTGATATCGAATACTTTAAGAAGAAAATGGTTGCTGGGTTGAAGATCCCGTTCAGTCGTCTTGGTATTGGCGAACAGTCTGAGAGTGATGGTAAATCTTTGGCTTCGGTTTCCCCTGAATTTGCTAAGAATATTCAGTGGGTGCAACGTGAAGCTATTATGGGCCTCAAGAAGCTGGTTATAGTTCATCTCGCATTACGTGGTCATACTATTGACGAGATTAAGTCTTTTGATCTTTCAATGACTGCTGCTTCTGCTATTGATGAGCTGTATAGGATTGAGACTTGGAATACTCGCGCTGACGTGATGTCGGCTTTGAAGGATACGAAGATGTTCACTGATCGGTGGATCTTACAGAGATTCACTGATATGACTGAGGATGAGATCGCTGAATTGGAGAGACAGAAGGCAGAAACTACAACACCAGTTGCTGAGAGCACTGATCCAGATGAACGCAGGTTGATGTTGGAATATGCTGCGTTCGAGAAGCGCTTGAGTGCTTCCAGAAAGCTGACGCTAGATATGAATAAGGACTTTGAGCGCTTCCCAGGAAATTCACCGAATGCTTCTGTGAACTGGTTTGTTAATAGTAAGGAATTAGATGGTCTGAGTAAGAAGGATGCTGAGATTGTCCCAGTTAGTGTGGATAAGGCTGTCATTGAGGAAGTTAGACGCGAAACGGAGTTACTATTGGAGGGTGGTGAGTCTACTGAGGTTGAATTAGAGGGTGTTGAGGGTGATTTATCTGTTGAGGTAGCTGAAATTGCAAAGAAACCAGCGCTTTTGATGGAAGGTCCTACTGATGTTACAAATTAAGTTCGACGTCAAATTTATCATGAATGTTTCTTAGGGACTGGGACTGGTCTGGAGACCACCATTTACAGGGGATTGCACATGAGCAACACGATCACAAATCAGAAACAACAGCCTACATCCGTAGTCGAAATGGATGCTGGCAAGTTTCTGCACATGATCAACGTTGGCGCTCAGAGCCAGGTCACTCTCTTTGCTGAACGTATCGCCAAGCTTGGCGAAGAAGTCGGTCAGCGTTGGAGGTTAGTGTCACTGGACAACGCCCAACTCCTTTTCGAGGACGTTGACAGCAACCTCTATTATATGGCTGACATCACGAAGCTTAGCCGCACTGGTGGTCCGAAGCGGGTAAAGATTGATAATATTCGCCAGATCCGGGTGATCGAGTCTAAGAAAGAGGGCCTCTTCAGAAAGAACCTCACTGAATTGGTGGATGCGATTTCTGAAGACAATACCGCGCAAGCTGATGCCATTTTCAATCGTGTCTCAGCCCAGCGCTTCCGCTCTTGTGTTATCCCAGAAAATGGCCTGGTCACAACTCGCGACGGCATTATCCGTCGCATTTATGTTGCCAGTTCAGTCCTGGACGAAGGCACCAAGCTTGATATTGTGAATGCCATCCGTGACATAGTGAAGGATAGTGTACGGGTTAACCGTGGTCGTATCGTTGAAGCTGTCTATTCCGATAAGCCGATCATGATCCCGATTAGTGAAATGACTCGTCGCCGAGTGGTCGCTCGTTTCCTCAAGGAACAGGCCAAGAATGCTTATAAGTTTGACGGCTTTCAGGCCCGCGTTCATGATATCGCAGCTCTCATTTCGCAAGATAAGGTTGAGGAAGCAATACAGATTTCTGCTGAATTCCTTATGGAAGAGCAGCAGTTCTGTATGCTTAATCTGGATGAAATGCAGGAACTCGCCAATAATGTTCTCGCTACCATTGGCTGCATGAATGCGACATTAGCTGATGATGTCGGTAGACTTCTTTATAGGACCAATTGCCGTGTCAATTACAATACTATCATTCAGGAGTGGCAGGAGACCGCTCGCCGTTCGGAATATGCTCCGCTTGTGGAGAATGTCCGAATGTTGAGCGAATCTAAGCTGTTTGAGGCTGACTATCAGTCATTCCTTGGTATGGTCTTCAATGAAGATGTCTCTACACAGGAAGCAAAGGCTAAGATTTATCTAGCAGCACTGAAGGATATGAAGAACATTTTGACCGGTAGCGAGAAGGATGCCGATCTTGCTAGTTCGCTGGATAACTACATCACCCGCCTTGAGAACATCGGCAATGAACCAGATGATGCCACTCTTATGGAGGTTGAAGAATTGGTTGCCTCTGTTAGTGAGGGCCTCCTGAAGAATCTGTCAGATTTGAAGGACTATGATCAGGTCCCGCAGCCGAAGGCCACTCCTCCTGAAGAATTTGGTGCACAGAATCTGGCTGGTGAGCCTGGTGAAGGCGAAGAGATGATTGGCGGTGGTGGTGCTGGTCCAGCTCTTCCGCTGGGTGAGGCCGAAGAGCCTGGTGCTGAAGAGGTTCCCGCTCCTGGTGAAGAAGAAGCCGTTCCTGGCGAGGAAGAGATCCCCGCTGAAGGTAAGAAGAAATCCGGTACGGTAGTCACCGAGTCCAAGGGTATTGCTCAACTGGAGTCCAAAGATCTCAAGTCTGAGCTGCTGGAATGGCAGAAGAATGGCGAGAGATACTTCGCCGAAGATGGCGTAGAGAGTTGTGTTACTCATCTCAAGGCTTGTATCAAGCGTGCCAACCTACTCAAGGAGAGTGACCTCGCTACTGGCTTCAATAAGCTCCTGGCTGAGAATACTCCATTGCAGAACATGGAAGTTGATCCCTATCACTACGAAATACGAGATGTCAAGATCAATCGCGACTACGGCCTACATGAAGCACATGATGAGAGTATGGAGGCCAAGAAGGGTGGTGCTCCGACTGGTGGCCTAGGCATGCAGAAGATCCAGGGTAAGAATTGTGCAATGGGCAAAGCCGGTGAGAAAGATCAGAATGTTTCCGAATACGGGCATTCCAGTGCCATCTTGAAGGGTGGTGGAAAGATCGCTGATAAGAAGGTTGCTCCTCCTACCAAGTGTGAGTCGATGGACTCTGCTGGCAACGCGATTTGTCCTGAGTGCCATGGTCACTTTGAGCCTACCTCCTGCATGACCGAGAGTGGTGCTCTCTGCCCTGATTGTGGTGCGAATATGGGTGCGCAACTCCTAGAGATGCTCTCGGTTGAAGAGATTAAGGGCTGTGGCCATAAAATGGATCGGGTCTGTGATGTTGGCAAGGGCGTTGCACCTAAGACTTTAGGTAAGAGTGATGGACGTGGCGGCGGCATTACGGCCCAATCTGGTTCAGTGGGTGGTAAGCAGCGTATGGATCGGATCAGTGATGGTAAGGGTGTTGCTGCTACTTCCACTCAGCAGAGTGATGGCGCTAAGGCTGGCGGTAAGAAGGATGGGATGGAAGGGCAGGATGGTGAGAGTGTTGCTGAGTTGCGTCAGCCTGCCAATCAGGGGATGCGTCCAATTGGTCTGAAGAAAACTGCGGTTAGCCCGAAACTCCGAGAGGGTAAGGAGATTAATGAGGGTACTCAGATTCAAGTCACTAATACAGAGCCTGGTGAGGGATTGTCTGACGTAACGTTTAATACTAATCGTCCGGTTGATCAAGTTGTTGCTGGTATTGCTGATGCGATGGCTCAGGAGCCTGGTGATATTGTTGCTGGTGCTGATGTTGATGGACTTGATGAACCAGTGGGTGGGCTGGTGGACGAACCTGATGGACCGGTAGGACCTGAGATAGAAGAGCCTCCAGTTGGTGGTCCTGAGGCTGGTGGTCCTGAGGCTGGTGGTCCTGAGGCTGGTGGTCCTGAGGCTGGTGGTCCTGAGGCTGGTGGTCCTCCTGAAGTAGAACCTCCTGAATTCGGTGGTGGTGCTGCTGA